TTTAGAGGTTTTGCAGAATGAGGAAGTGCATTTAGGAGATACGGTAATCGTTAGACATATTGAACAAGATATAGACGTGCGTAATCGCGTCATAGCGACGAAGTATAGTCCAATGGATAAAAAGTATCTAGAAGTTACTTTCGGCTCTAAAACAAGCAATTATGCAACGCAAAATAGTAATTTATCAAATTCTAACACCGAAATGGTTATTAGGGATTATCAAAGCCAACTAGAACAGTATCTTGATTTTAGATTAAATACTGAAAGAGAAAACTTTAACAATCATTTTGAACAAGAAACTGGATTAATTAGAGATAAGATAAATGAATCTAATCAGACATCACAAGCAAGCATTAATGTACTTGATAATAAATTCACTGAAGAATTTAATAACGTTCAAAATGAATTTAGAACATCACTTCAAAATGCTCAAAATCAAATTAATATAAATCAAGCATCATATACTAGTGATAAAGAAGTTGTTCAATCAAAGCTAACTGAATTATATAGTAAGCAAAATGAATCAAAGTTATATATAGATACAAAGGCTAATGATGTTACGAATGAATTTAATCAGAGTATAGAAAAGGCTAAAAGTGAAGTTCTACAAGCAACTAACTTTAGTAATAGTGCTACACTTGAACAAATCAATCAGATTAATAGGAAAGTAGATAATATGAAGATTGGTGCAGTAAATTTATTAAAAGGTACTTCAAACTACACTACACCATTTAATCATAATAAGATAGTGGAATTTGGAAAAGTTATTAATGATCAGTTATATGCATTAGAACATGAAGATAGTAAAGGTTATTTCTTTTGGGAAACAAACCAATTCGTGAAATTAGAGCCTAATACCGACTATGTATTGAGTTATGACGTTATCCCTAAATTTGAAGTAGGTGGAGCATATACACCAATTGAAATCGTTAATGAAAATGGTTATTCATTAAAACCTAGACAGTTTCTTTTTAAAAATGAAACGATAAAAGAAGTTAGAGATAAGCAAAGA